TTTTACGCATCATGAACAGGGAGAACGCGTCAGTGAAGTCCTTCTCGTTGCTCCACATGATCTTGGAGCCGCCCGGCATCCACCGGATCTGGTTCTTGCGGGCCTGGTCCCCGTACATGAAGCTGTCCCACAGTGCCTGCCACGCCTCGATCTGGTCCGGTGTCCAGGTGTCGGGGGCGGAGGCGAACGCCGCCGGGATATTTCCGTCGGTGTAGCGCTGGAGGAAGTGCAGCTGGAACCTGATGTCGGTGTTGCTGTTGAGCATGATCGACTCGATGGGCGCATGCCCGTACGGTGAGTCGTTGTGCGGCCGGAACGGCTCGTAGACCAGGTCGGCCCTGGTGAGCCAGTTCCACGGCAGGCCGTTCACGTACTGGACGTAGGCGGGGGGAAGGTCCTCGCCGGGCACGGCCATGGCGCCGGGCGGGTTGCCCCAGTAGTCGAGGAGCGGCGCGATCATGGTGCCGTCGACGGGGAGCAGGCCGATGCACTTGCCGCCCCGGTTCCGCAGCCGGTACAGGGCGCCCGCGTCGTAGGCGAAGACGTCCCACATCCACTTGGCGAACCAGGTCCGGAACCCGTTGATGCGGTCGGGCTTGCGGAGCGCCGCGACGCCGAGCGGGACGGCGCCGCTCACGTCGCCGTTGTAGTGGTCTGCGGCCAGGAGCTTCCACTTGATGCCGCGCAGGCTGTCGATGCGGTGCCAGATCGCTATCTGCGCCACGTCGTAGGCGCCGATCAGGCCCTTGAGCGCGTCGAAGCTCACGCGCTCGTGCGTGCGGGGCCTGGTCGCGATGTTGTACCCGGTGACGTAGTTCTGCGTCCGCGGGGTACGGGAGAAGCCGTCGTACGGCCCGATGGGCTCGCCGGGGCTGAACGGGCTCTGCGGCGTCATCTGGGCGCGCGCCTCGGCTGCCTCTAGCCCGGGCGGGACGTTCGACCCGAAAGCCTTCGTGACCTGGACCGCCGCAGGCGTGAGCGTCGCGGTGGCGAGGCGTGAGCGAAGCGTCATCCCGCCTGCCTCCCGGTCAGCTCGGCGGCGTCCAGCCGAGCGCCTTCAGCGCCTCGCGGGTCCGGTCGTCAACCGCGACCTCAGCCGAGGACAGGGCCAGGGCCAGCGCACCGGGGGCGAGGAGGGTCAAGGTCACCAGGGGCAGGCCGTCAGCGGGGGCGGACACGGTCCAGGAGGTGACGGTGCCGACCGGGTGGCCGCCGCAGGTAACCGCGCCGTTGAATGGCCATGCTCCCGTGAAGCCGAATGCCGGGGCCTGCTCGTCGGGCAACAGTGCCCCTTCCGGGTGGATGATGGGCGGGTGGACGACGACGGCAGGCGTACGGTCCGCTTCACCCTCGCCCCGCACGGCGAGCCGGAGCGGGAGGTGACGATGGCGGAGTTCCTCGAGGCGACCGCCGCAGGGTTCCCGCTGGCTCCGCTACCGGACGGGGAAGGCGGCCAGCCGGCGGCTCGTGGTATTTGAGGCCGTGCGGAACGTATCACCGCGATACGGTTGCCTTGTGAATCGTGCTACGGAGGTGTGCCCGTACTGCGACCGGCCGATGCCGCCCGCGCGCCATTGCGCCCGCCCGGACTGCGGCAGGCAGTTCCGCAACCGCCGCGCCGACGCGGTGTACTGCTCGCGCGGGTGCGCCAAGGTCATGGCTCAGCGGGCACTAAGGCGACGCCAGCAGAAAAGGGAGGCCGTGAAGTGATCCAGCCCGAAGACGACATGGACGACCCGTGGAACCCGGAGGGCCCCGAAGAGTTTCCGCAGGCGTCGGCGCTGCTCGCCTACTGGAAAGAGGCGAACGCCAGCGAGGACACGCAAAAACGCCTAGTCGGCAACCATTGGCGGCTCTGGCGGCTCGCCCGCGACATGGCAACTGAACTGGAGAGGATCACCGGTGGTGAGCAGGTCACCGTGCCGGTCACTGCCGGCCCCGGCGCTTTCACCAGCCCGGAGTACCATCGGCACCTGCAGAAGGCAGTGCAGGCCGTCGTGCTGCGGTACGGGGAGCTGCGCTTAGCGCGCCGCCCGGAACGCCGCGTCCCTTGCTGCCTTCCGTGCAGCCACAGGGTCCAGGGGGATGATCTCAGCCTCCGGGACCACGGCATCAGCAGGGGCGGGACGGTCAGGGGCGGGGGCCTCGCCGCGGGAAGCGGCGGCGGCCTCGGCCTTCTTGCGTGCCCAGGCGAGCCAGGCGTCGGCACTGAAGTTCCCGGTCAGCTCAGTCACGGCCCACACCAGCGCGTCTAGGCGGTCAGGACTCGTGCCGTCCTGCGGGGTCCAGGTGGTCATCTGGTCTTCAAGCTGCGCCATCGGCCCGACGTGGTGCACGCGGTGCTTCTCGTACGCGGCGGCGACCGGCTCAGCCCGCTGCACCTTGCCACGTGAGGCGCTGATCACCTTCACCGGGACGGCCGGGTCCACCTGGCCGATGGTGGAGGACACCATCTCCCCGCCGTAGTTGACTTCGGCGATGATCCGGTCGGCGCTGAACTCGCGGTAGGCGGCGATGGCACGCGACGCCCAGCCGTGCGGGGACAGTTTGCATGAGCGGTCGGCGAGGATGTAGACCTCGGCGTCGACCCCGAGCCCGGCGACGACGATGCCCTGCTCATCGTGGTTCGGCCCTGAGCCGCCTGACGGGTCGACGGCAACCACGATCCTGGCCAGGTCCGGGTGGGACTTCACCCGGTCGGCGTCGAGCAGGGCGAGCGTCCACAGCGCGCCCTCAACGTCCTCGAGCAGCTCGCCGAGCAACTCCTGCCGCCCGATGCGAGTGCCCTCGTAAGTGGAGAGGACTTCCTCGCGGAACGACGGGGCCAGGTTGGACAGGTTGTCGTAGGTCGAGCCGCGCGTCACGACCGTGGAACGCCGGTCAAGGATGGTGCGGATCAGGGAAACCGGCTTCGGCGTCGTCGTCGCCGCGCACCGCGGCGACCGCCCGAGCCGCAAGCCGAGCATGAGGTTGTTCCACGCCGTGTCCAGCGTGTCGCCCTTGCGTGCGTCGGTCCACGCGGCGGGCTCGTCGCACCACGCGTAATGATGCTGGGGGCCGCGGAGCTGCGCGGGCACCTCAGCGGAATAGGCGTAGGCGGTTGACCCGTTCGGCCAGGTCAGGCGGCGCTTAGTCGACTGGTAGACGGGCTTGTTCACGCCCGCGACAGCAAGGATCCCGCTATCGCCCTCGATCATAACGTCGCGGACGTCCGCGGGCGTGCGGCCGACCAGGGCGATGCGGCATCCGGGCTCAGCGAGCGCGTGCTCCTGCACCCACTCCGCAGCGGCGCGAGTCTTTCCGGCCCCGCGCCCGGCGACGAATGCCCACGTGAGCCACTGGCCGGGCGGCGGGAGCTGCTCGGGCCGCGCGATGTCGCGCCAGTCCGGCGGGTGCCCGGCCTCGAACTCGCGGGCCGCGAACTCAGCCCAGTCCGTCACGGCGGTCACTGCCGCCCTTCCTCGCTACCCGGCGAGCGCCCGCAGGCGGCGGGGCACCACCTCGGCGACAAGCTCCCGCTGATCCGGGGTCAGCTTCAGGTCGGCGAGGATACCGCGGATCACCATGGCGACAAGCGCGCCCTGCTGCTCGGCGAGGCGGACCTTGCGTTCCTCAATGCCCGCCGCGATCGCCGCCTTGGCGACGTCGACCAGGTGCTTGCGCTCGCGCATGTAAAGGTCAACCCAGACGTTCGGCACCGCGCCGTAGGTGGTATCCGTGCCCGTGAACTCGCTGGCGTTCTTTTCCGTCTGCTCGGTCATGCCCCATACGAGGTCGCGGTGCTCAAGCTCGCGCACCCGCTCGCGGAGCCACGCGACGTGGCCGGCGGTGTAGCGCACCTCGTCAAGCAGCGCGTCACCGGGCGAGACGTCCAGCGGCAGGCCGTAGGTGATGACCGCCTGGCGGGCGGCGGCCTCGGCGATAACCTGGCTGGCCTGCCCGCCGAGGTGCATCCGGCAGGAGTCGGAGTCCGCGACAACAGGGCCATGGCACTCCCCGCGGCCATGGCTTCGCGCCTTGACGCACTCATGCCGGTGATGCTTCTCGCACCACCGGCCGCGACGGGGGGATTGCATGGGGCACCCCGTTCGGCAAGGGTCGCATGTGGCCCGATCGGAATCAGGCCGCCGTCGCCCTCTTCCGCGCGATCGCCCTCGCCAGCCCCCAGGCGTGCCAGGCGGCCTCAGCCGGGTCCGGGTGCCCCGCCTCGCAGCAGGGAAGCTCATCATCCTCGTAGGGGACGGAGGCACGGCACCGGCCGTTCTCCTCGGTTACGGTGACGGTCACGCGGCCTGCGGCAGGCTGGCCGGCCTGCGGGTGCGGCGCGGGTCGAAGTGGCCCTTGGCGAGTGCGTTCTCCCGCACGCGCCGTTCAGCGTCACGGACGGCCTCGGCTGCGTGCATCGGGTAGCCGCGCTCGTCCAGGCCCTGCGGGGCGAGGTAGCCGAGGCGGCGCCACTGGCGGATCGTGGGGGGCTGCACCCCGGCGACCTTCGCGGCCTCCGCGGTGGTCAGCAGGCCGGAGGGGTGGGCGGTGATCATCGTCACCGTCCCCGTAAAGCGGAAAGCCCCCGGGCGCCTCACGGGCACCGGGGACACTTCTGGCTGTCTACGGGCGATGTTATGGGCTGCATCGCCGGTTATCAAGTCAGGCCGCCGCGTGCCTGTCATGCCGGCAGGTGCAGCCGTCCCAGGCACACTCGGCCGGGTGCCCCGAGCACAGCCCGAGCTCGCAGCGGCGGCACGTGAGGATGCCTGATCCCTTCACCCACGCGGCGTACATGTCAGCCCAGGCGCGCAGTTCCGTGCGGGTCATCTCATCCCGGCAGGCGGGCTCCATGCAGCGGCAGAACGGCGGCTCGTGCTTCTCCGGGTCGGCCTGCGGCTGCTCCAGGACGGC